CAGGGACGTGTTGTTCGTACTTGGGCAGACATTCTTAACCAAGCCAACCTTGGATTTGAAGTCATGCACGAACGAAACGCACACAACTTCCCTCTGGACCTTGCTTCTGTTGAGGCAACTCCGGTGGCTCTTTCCGCCCCCACAGTCGGGTAATCAAAATGCTTAAAATCATGGACCTTCAACGTCGCGCTAAAGAAGCTGCGATGAAAGGTAATTTTCAAGAAGCACAACGTCTAGCTGATGAAGTCCGTAAACTTCAAAGCCAGAAAAAGAAAAAGTAAATTAGCAATGCCGTCCGTTCATCCCTGCGTGGGACGCATGTCACCTAATCATGGAACGGGGGTTAGGTACTTTCATCTAGTACAATGACACAAGTCGAATTGGATGCCCGTATTCGGGAGCAACAGGCAGCACAAAAAGCAGCCAAGCTGAAGTATCGCGGCATTGCATACAAATCACACGCTACTAAATTCTAAGTAGCGGGAGTCAGGCACCTCAGAGTCGGACCTGGCTCCTCTTGGCACGAGCCCGTACGCGGATACCTCGCGCCGTCTAGACGGTGGGATAGACCACACAAATATGCAACAAAAATTTTTCCAAACGTTTGGGAGCAAGTACTAACTTTTCTCCTTTTTAACAATGGCTTATCCTGGATCATTTCAATCCAGCACCAATCCTGCACAAGTAACTGAACTTGGTGCATCTAATTTTGGTGCAGATCAACGCGCCCTTTATCTCAAGCTTTTTAGCGGTGAGATGTTCAAGGGTTTCCAACAACAGACTATCGCTCGTGACCTTGTGATGAAGCGGACTCTCCGTAACGGAAAGTCGATGCAGTTCATCTACACCGGTCGCACTGGTGCTGAGTACCACACTCCTGGTAACAGCATCCTGGGCAACTCCAACCAGGCACCTCCGGTGGCTGAAAAGACCATCACCGTTGACGACCTGCTGATCAGCTCGGCATTCGTCTACGAGCTTGATGAAGTTCTGGCTCACTACGACCTGCGTTCTGAGATTTCCCGTAAGATTGGCTATGCTCTCGCTGAGAAGTATGACCGCCTGATCTTCCGTGCTATCACCAACGGTGCTCGTAGCGAGTCGCCTGTGTCTGCCACTGACTACAAAGAGCCTGGTGGTACTCAGGTCCGTGTTGGCACCACTGCTAACTTCTCGGATGCTTATGACGCTGACGCTCTGGTCAACGCTTTCTTCGACGCAGCCGCTGCGCTGGATGAGAAGGGTGTGTCCCAAGATGGTCGTGTCGCTGTCCTGACTCCTCGTCAGTACTACGCTCTGATTCAGAACGTGACTGGCAACAGCCTGATCAACCGTGATGTCACTGGTACTGCTCTGCAGACCGGCAAGGGCATCATGAGCATTGCTGGTATCGACATCTACAAGTCTACCAACATTCCTTTCTTCAGCAACTACGGTACCAAGTTCGGCACGACCGGCGGTACTACCGACACTGGTGTTGCGTCCCCCAATCGTCTGGGTGACTTCATCGACACCGCTATGGAAGATGCTGATAAGGTTGCTTCTGGTTCCTACGGTGAGCAGAACGAGTATGGTCTTGGTTCTGAGTTCAGCAAGTCCTGCGGTCTGATCTTCCAGCGCGAAGCTGCTGGTGCTGTTGAGGCTATCGGTCCTCAAGTCCAAGTTACCTCCGGTGACACCTCCATCCTGTATCAGGGTGATGTGATCGTTGGTCGCCTGGCTATGGGTGCTGACTACCTGAACCCTGCTGCTTGTGTGGAACTGTTCGCTGGTGCTGCCAGCGGCGACGCTGCATTCGCCTGATTATTTCTGGTTTATACTGGGGGAGCTTCGGCTCCCCTTTTTTTTACTTATTGATAGGTAACTATGCCCTTTCCTACTTATGCTGTGTCCACCGAACTGGATGCTGTAAATCAAATACTTAGCTCAGTGGGACAGGCTCCTGTCACCACACTAGATCTCCAGAACCCTGAAGTATCTATTGTACTCAACACCCTCCGGGAAATCAATCGTCAAGTTCAAGCTGAAGGCTGGACTTTTAATACTGAACGTCAGTACGAATTGTCTCCTGACACTGAAACTAATTTTATTCTTTATCCAAATAATATGCTTCAAATTGATACAAATGTACCGTATCATAAAGAAGCCTATGATGTAGTAAAACGTGGTAATAAACTGTATGATCGTTTAAATCATACCTATCAATTTACTGGTAACATCCGTGCTGATGTTGTTTGGTACTTTGATTTTACTGACGTTCCACCTGCTATCCAAGCTTATATTACTGCCCGAGCTGCTCGCATGTGTTCTACCAAAATGGTAGGTGACCGTGAGCTTAATGCTCTGCTCCAAGAACAAGAACTCCAAACCCGAGCTGCTGCGCTTGAATACGATTGTAATCAAGGTGACTACTCTATGTTTGGATTTAGTGATGGTGCAAATTATTACAACAGCTACCAACCTTTCCAAGCATTGATGCGATGAGTACTGTAACCCAAAGGATACCCAACTTTCTACTTGGCATTTCACAACAACCAGATAACCGTAAGTTTCCTGGACAACTTAAGGATTGTGTTAATGCTTTTCCAGACTATGCTCTTGGTCTTCTTAAGCGCCCAGGCGGACAATTTTCAGCTAATCTTGAAGGCGCTACTCCAGATGGTAAGTGGTTTTCAATCCTGAGGGATCCACAGGAAAAGTATGTCGCCCAATATGATGACAACCAATTCCGCATTTGGAACCTGCTAGATGGCTCACCCCGAGCTGTTGACATGGGTGCAGATGTTGTCCATGCTGGTGCTTGTAATCTCACTAATCTCAAAGCTGATTTAGCTACTTACAATACTGCTGTTGAAACTACAGCAACAGAACTTGCTGATCTTCATGCTGCTCAAGCTAACTATGCGGAAGTTTTGGCAGGCAGATCAGAAACTCAAACATCTTTGTTTGAAGTTAAATACTACTATCAACCTCCTAATGAGCAGCATGTAATTGATCAATACTTGTATTCAGGTATACTAAGGAACGCTGAAGGCAGATACCTTGTTAGGAATGCTGGTGCCATTATTGATAATAGTACCACACTTCCTGCCAACTATGCTGTTGGTACAGAATATACCGATGAGTATCCGGTACTAGCTGCTCAAGGTTATCGAGTTTATGAAGCTATTTTAACAGTTGCAGCTACTAGCTCTGAATCTGATTTAACAGATGCGGAGACTGCAATGAACACGGCTCAGACCAACTATGATAACGCTGTAACTGCGGAAGCCACTGCCCTTTCTAATTATCAAGATGAGGTAGACCTCTGTGCTGTTACTTCGATTCCTAGCGATGGTTATCTCAATGGCGCTACTGCTGATGACATTGAGGTTCTCACCCTGAATGACTACACCTTTGTTCTTAATAAGGCAAAGACTGTAGCAATGGAGACTACCACTACTACCGCACGTCCTAACGAAGCTTTCTTTGTAACCAAGGTTATTGGTCAAGGTCACTATAGGCTTTATCTTGATGGTACTCAACGTGCTAGTGTTAACGGTCCTAGTGATGCTGACGCACTGATTGCTGCTTTTGTTAGTGCTATCGACGGTCAAACATTTGGTGGCACCACCTTTAGTGCTGAAGCGATTGGTCCTGGTATGTATATCAGTGCTAACGCTCCGTTTACAATTACTGGCGTTGGCGGTCCTGGTGAGGATTCTGTGTTTACCTTCACTGAATCAGTCTCTAATGTGGCTGATCTTCCTTTGCAGTGTAAAGATGGTTATAAAGTAAAAGTGGTCAACAGTGTTGATATTGACGCTGATGACATGTATGTTGAGTTTATTGCTGATGACGGTGCTAATTCTGGTCCTGGTGTTTGGGAAGAATCTAATGCATGGGGTATTACCTACCGCCTTGATGCTCAAACATTGCCTCATCAACTTGTTAGGGCTGCTGATGGTTCATTTACTTTTGGACCTATTACCTGGGAAGATCGGAACATCGGTGATTTAACGACTAACCCTGATCCGAGTTTTGTTGGAACTACAATTAATAACGTTTTCTTTTATAGAAACCGTTTAGGCTTTTTGTCTAATGAAGCGGTGATACTTAGTAAAGCTGGTGATTATTTTAACTTCTTTGCTACCACTGCTCTCACTGTTAGTGATGATGATCCTATTGATGTTAATGCATCATCAGTTAAACCAGTTAACTTGCGGTATGTAAGACCTACTAGTGCTGGTCTTGTGCTGTTTAGTGATACCGAACAATTCTTGATTGCTGGTAACGATGACATCCTCAGTCCTAAAACTGTTAGGATTACTGAATTGTCAAGTTATGAGTGTGATCCAAATGTCGAAGCTGTGACTTTGGGTACGAGCCTTGCTTTTATTTCTAAGACCTCCTTGTACAGTAGGTTGTATGAAATTGGTAGTATTAGCATAAATACTCCTCCTGCAATGGTAGAACAGACTCAGTATGTACCTGAGCTTATGCCAGCTACCATTGATAACATGATTGCATCACCTGCTTTGTCCCTTATTTCAATGGGAACAACTGACAGCAGTACTATTTATCAGTACCGTTTTGTACAGCAAGGGGATCAGCGTGGTGCTAATACATGGTACAAGTGGAATTTAACTGGTACATTGCTTGATCAGTTCTTCGACATTAGTACTTACTATGCTGTTGTTGCTAACAGCAATGGTAACCAAGTATATGTTCAATCTTATGATTTGACACAGGCTAGTGAAGAAGGTTACCTAACTCTACCTACTGGAGAAAAGACTGATGTCTGCCTTGATCTTTGGAACATCAATCCTTATCGAGTGTACGATCCAGATGATGACGGTACAGACGTTACTCGCATCCGGTTGCCGTACAATAACGTCACTAGTAAAACCCTCTCTGTAGTCCTTCTGGGGCGCTACATAGGCGCTTCTGATGCCCTTACTAGTGCATCGGTAGGCGCAGTGCTTTACCCCACCGTAGAGAGCGATGCAGATGGGTATTACGCTGACATTACTGGCGATTACCGTGGACGTGATTTAATCATTGGGTACATTTATAACATGGAAGTTGATCTTCCTAAGTTCTTTATTACCCAAGTTGAAAATCAAGCTGCTATTTCTGATTTTACTTCTGATCTTATTATTCACCGTATTAAAGTGTCTACCGGCTTAAGCGGTCCTGTTAAGTATCAAATCAACATTACTGGTCGTCCTGAATGGAGTCAAACCATTGAAGCTGTCCAGCCTAATGTGTATGATCTGAACAACGTTAATTTGTCTGCTGATGCTACTCATACGGTACCAATCTATCAACGTAATGAAAACCTTTCTTTGAAAATTATTGGAGACTCGCCTTTACCTGTGACTCTTCTTAGTTTGAATTGGGAAGGACGGTACAACACAGGTTTCTATAGACGAGCTTAATGACTACATCCACCCGTGGTTTTACCTTTAAACCAGCTAACATTAACGACGTACTAGAGCTTACCAGTCAAATGCTGGATAGGGGACTACTTGACTTTGAACGAGTTGGGCAGCACCCTATCTTACATTTAGCGTTGTACATCCATGAAGATGACTCCTATCTTATCTATGGACCAGATGGGAGTCTATATGGAGCTTATGGTGTGTCGGACGACAACGCCGTTTGGATACAAATGACAAACAAAGTCAAAGAGAATCCAAGAACAACAGTAAGATTTGGTAAAGCGTTAATGGAACACATTAACCGTCCTTATCTTTGGACTACTATTGATATAAAAAATACTGATCTAATTAACTTAGCTAGGTATTTAGGTTTTAAGGTACTACGGGTTTTCCCGGATGGACCTGACAATGTTTACTCTATAGAGATTGTACGATTATGGCAGGATTAAGTGCTGGCGGCGGTGCTGCTAGTTATATCAGTGGAGCCTTTGGTGGTGGTAGTGCAGGCGGTGGTGCGGCTTCCGCCGGTCTATTCGCTAACCCCGTTGGTCTAGCTCTTGCTGGTGGGCAGCTTGCCTTTGGCATTGCTAACATGATTCAGCAGGGTAAAGCCCGCGAACAACAGGTTTACAACGACACCTACAAAACAGCTTTTCAAAGCTCAATGGCTAGGTTTCGGGCAGAGCAGCAAAACAAACAAATTGCAGCTGCTTTTAATGCCAAGGTAGATTACGTTAAAAATCAAATTGAAAATAACTACCTTGGTGCTCAAGCGTCTTGGACTGCTGAGCAAATGAGGTTGAATGAAATCTATGACAAAGCTGCATACCAAAGTCAAAGTATGCAAAGGATGCTCATAGAGTCAATGGGTTCGGCTGCTGCACGTGAGGTGTACGGTAAAAGTGCAAGACGTGGTGCTATGGTATCTACGCTAGGTGCTTACGGACGTACCCGTGCTCAACAAGCAGATCAACTTATGAGTGAAAATGTTGCCTCTGCAATGCGTAGACGGCAGACTTATCAGCAATTCCAAGCAGCTAATAAACAGGCTCTTGCTCAGATTTCTGTGCTACCTACTGCTGTTACTATTCCTGCAAGTCCCTCCTTTACCGGTAGTGGTGGTAGCGGTCTTAATACTGCTTTGCAGATTGCTGGTCTTGGCATGAGTGCTTTCCAAACTGGTCTACAGAACACCCCTAAAGAAATGCGTTTCTTAGGAATCCAAGGACAAATGGGTTAACAAATGGCAGACTTTAAAGAGCAAGATGTATTTACAGGGGCAATTCAAACCCAAGGGTTTTCTGCACAGCAGGCTCCTGATACGTCTCGTTTCCTACGGGAAAACATGGCTCAGATGGATCAGAACTATGCTCGTATCGAGTCTAGTCAACAAGCTGAGCTGGATAAAAAACTAAAAAAGCAGCAAGAGATTCTAAGTACTCTTGGTCAGTTTTCTGAAACTGCTATGAACTTTGCTCAAACTATGGGCAAAGCTTTTATTGATCAACAGATCATTGAAGGTCAGAACAAAGCACGTAGTCTTGGTAAAACCTTTAACTACGGTATCGACCCTAAACAAGAACAAGATCTTGAAGATCTAACTGAACAATCTAAGAAAGAACACGCTGCTGCGGGTATTGCTGCAGTAGAGATGCGTAAATCTGGTGCTCCTCTTGAAGCAGTTAACTACATTAAATCTCTTCCTGTTTACCAGCGTATCGGTGCTACCCGTTCTTATCTTAAGAATAAGGGAGGTGTCTACAAAGACTATCTCAAAGCTTTTATGCAGCGGGATGATATTAAACTTCCTCACCCTAACGGTGGGACGTTTAGTCCCCAACAGATTGATGACGATCCTGTGTTGATGCAAGTAGCTTTGGCTGCTGCCAGCCGTCAGTTTATGGCAGAAGAAGTCGGTATTGGATCTGACTTTAATCCTACTGCTGTAGCTGCTAAAGGGTTGTATGAGTCGATGGATGAGACCGAAGACACCTTTATGGAGGTTGTTCGGCGCAATAAAACCATCAATGATTCATCTGAGATGGTAGCTGAGGCTACTGAGATTTACCGTGCTAATGGTGACCTTAATGCTTACCTGTCTGCTTTGACTGGTAGTATTGATGAAGAAGGTAACGTTCGGGGACGTGGTGATGCGCTTGACTATGTGTTTGAGCGTATGGTTGACGCCTATTATGCTGGTGACACCAGTGTTAAAGAGCAGCTTGAAAACACCCCTGTTCTTGATGAAAACGGTAACCCTACAGGACAAACTTGGGCACAACGGTTTAAGAACCGTATTGAAGGTGAGAAAGGTGTTAACGCACGTTTTGATGCTATTGACCGACGTAAGCGTCAAGAGCGCCGAGATCAAGAATCCGCTAACCTAGAGGATCGCCGTCTAAACTTTGAAGCAGCTGCTAGGCAACGAGCTGATGAAGGTCGTCCTTTTACCGATGATGAGATTGACGTCATGCTGCAAGATGCTATGGCTGATACCGGTAAAGATGAATCGTTTTTTCCGTGGTTTACAAAATACCAAACTGTAGAAAAACGTGACGCAAAACTAGAAGCAGATGAGCTTGATGACCTTCGTCAACGCCGTGGTTATCTGATTGAATCCGATCTTCGTAATATGAGCTCTGCTACTTATAAAGCTTACATCTCTATTGTACAGGAAGATGAATCAATTGCTCAACTTCCTAAGAGTTACACTACTGATGCTAACAAGCTGATCACTGCTCTTACTAACGAAAAGTTTAAAGACCAAATTGGTGTAGCGGAGAAATCTTCTGATTGGGAAGATATGGCACGTAGAGCACGTGACAAATATCCTCAGTACGTTCAAGAAGAGATTCGTGCTGGTAACCCACCGGCTTTGGCTCAGAAGAATGCACTCCAACGTCTTAAGGATAACTTTGCTGCAGGCACTTACACTAAAGATCCTAACATAACTGAGGATCTACAATACCTTAAAACGTTGCGTACTGCTCGTCTGACTATGGGAATGAACCCTAAGATTGATGAGTATGTCTTTAATGGTACTGACAATGAGCTAAAGCGTCTTGTCGATTACAACGAGGGTAGAGGTGAAATTCCTAAATTCTATTACGATATGGCACAAGGTCAAAAGAACCTTACTGCTTGGGATATTGCTGCTGCACAGTATCGGGCTGCGGGCTATGGCGAGCTTGGGGTCCACGGTAAAAAAGCTCAGTTTGATAGGTTAGACCCTGCTCTTCAAAGCGTTCTTACCTATAAGCCTACGCCTAATAAAGTTAAACGAGCACAAGCTACATCATTTAAGCCAGAAGCAAACGTTCAAGGTGCTAGCGGTTATCGCGGTAGTAGTGAAGTTGTAGACACAGGTCTTAAGGATTATAAGGGTCGTCCAATCCGACTTGCTCCTCAAGCGGCTGATAGTTTTAAAGCTATGGTTGCAGCAATGGAAGCTGAGGGTATCCCATTTAACCCTAATGACATGGCTAATGTTTACAGGGATGAGGCTGAGTATTTGAGACTCAAACGTGAAGGTTATAATCCGTCTTCAGGCGGTTTCCACAATTTTGGATTGGCATTCGATGGTCACGGCAGATTAAATGAGTTTGTACGCAGACGTGGTGCTGAATTTGGTTTCTATCCTCATGATTACGAAGGTACTCACGGTGGACATTTTGAATTTAGAGGTGTTAAACAATGACGTATAGTAGTTTTGATCCCTCCAAGGTTCAGATTGATTCCGCTATCAACTACTCAAACACGACAGATCGTGTGATTGAAAAAGTCATACGTGAACGTGATGCTGCTGTTCCACAGCCTGAACCTGAAGAACTAGATGAAGAGCAGCAAAAGAAAGCTCAACAACAGTATGAGCAAGAGAAAGCTGCAATGCCTACGTGGCGACGCAGCTTAGAAGAAGATCGTCCAGATCCTGATCCTATTGGTGAAAGTAACTTAAGTTTTATTGAAAAAGCACAAGCACGTCTTGATGAAAAACGTGCTATCAAACGTGCTATGAATCCTAATCAATATGGTTTGGATGAAAACACTATTGAGTTTTTTGACGCAATTACAGGTGGTGTAGCTAAAACTTGGTCATCTATCATGACCTTACCTGAACGGGCTATTGACATGTCCACAGGTGAGATGCAGCGTGAGCAAGAACGTACTGGTAAATATGAACCAGCGTTTGATCCCATGAATTTGTCTGACTATGATCCTGGTCTTAAGACATGGTGGGGTAAGCTGCTTGAAATGGGCGTACACTTTACTGGTCTAGCTGGTGCAGTAAAAGCTGTTCCTGGTGTTGGATCTAGGGTTGCTGGTGGTGGTATCGGTGCTGACATTGCTGTTGGTGCAGCTAGTGACCTTATCTCCTCTACTTCTCAAGAAGGTAATCTTTCTCAAGAAGTTTATGAATCTAAGATTGTTGAACGTATCCCTGTTATGGGTGAGTTTCTCAATCGTGGTGTAGGATTCCTTGCAACAAAAGATTCTGATCATCCTTGGGTAAAAACCTTTAAGAACGCACTGGAAGGTATGGGAGCTGACGTAATTGTTGGTTCTGTTCTTCGTAAGTTTGAAGGAGGTGAAGCTCTTGATGGTGAACGTGCAGCTGACATTGTTAGGCAAATTGAAGATGCTCAAAAAGCAGAAGCTCGTGTCAACGCTGAGTTTGATGTTAATGCTCGTAACACTGTAGCACAAGGTGAGGAACGTCTTGCACGTATCCAAAAGATTATTGATGACATGCCTGAAGGTGCAGACCGCGATGCTATGCAGGAACGCCTTGAGGCTATTAAACAGAACATTGATGATCGTAAACTTGACATTGAAAAGGGTCAGTTTAGCGCCTATACTAACCGTGATATGTCAGATCCCTGGCAAGGTGCGCCTAATTCCCGTGCTAAATCATCGTTTGATGCTGCTGAACAAGCCAAGCGTCTAGATGATCAATGGGAGACTCCTGGTGCTGGTTCAACCGACTCTGTGTTTACCCCTGCTCAAGCTAGCCGCATGGCTACCGAAAACGGTATGCTAGGCGATGAGATGCAAAAGATTGCCAAAAATCTTCTGTCTGACTCTCGTTATCAAGAGATGTTGAAAGAAGTTAAAAAACAAGGCAAGTCTTTTGAAGACATCTATGGTTATGCTTTCCGGCGTATGCAGGAAACCATGGGTCGTGATGCAACAGCTATTGATGCGGACGATTTCTGGCGTCCTTTCTTAGAAGATGTTCAAGACCGTTTTGGCGGTATTGAAGCTTGGGCAATGGAAAATGTCGTTGCTGCTGACCTTGTTAACGCCTCACTGTTCTCCCAGCTGCGTGACCTTGGTATTGCCAGCCGAGAGCTGTTTGATGTTGCAGATGTTATGGATACCGATGGTCCAATGAAGACCATTGCAGATCGTTTGATTGTTGGTCTTACTAACGTTAAACGTTCTCGTTATCTTATTTCTAATGAATTCCGTAAGCTGCAAGGTCCAAAAGCTAAGCAAGCGTTGAATGAGCGTGTTGAATCCTTCCGTGCTGAATCTGAGGCTGCTGTTAACATGTTTATGAACATGGCACAGAAGTCGGATAGCGATGCAGTAGCTAAAGCCTTGGCTGAAGCTTTCTCCATGAGCAACAAGATTCAAAACTGGAAAGACCTTGATGCTTACATGAAGCAACGTATCCGTAACTTTGGTATCCAAGGCGATTCTGGTGTTATCATCAAAGAGCTGCAAGGCGTGATGATGCACAGTATCCTGAGCGGTCCTAAGACCCCTATCCGTGCAATTATGGGTACTTACACTGCTGGTGTTCTTCGTCCAATGAACACTGCTGTAGGCGCTAGTATGCGTGGTGATTGGGATACTGCACGAGCAAGTATGGCTTCGATGAACGCTTTTATGCAAGCTGTTCCTGAGGCTTGGAAGCTCTTTAAGACTAATCTTGGTTCTTACTGGAGTGGTGATGTTGCAAGTGTTCAAACGCGCTATACCGAAGCTCGTACCAAAGCTGACGATCAGTGGGCATTGTATGAGCATTGGGCTGATACCCGTGGTACAGATGCAGACAAAGCGGCGTTTGGTATTGCCAACATGGTGCGTTCTCTGAATAACAACAGGCTTTTGACGTACAGCACCTCTATTATGGGTGCTACTGATGATGCGTTTACCTTGCTTATGGCACGTGCTCGGTCGCGTGAAAAAGCACTTAGTCATGCATTAAATGCTACTAAGAAAGGTGATGTTTCAGAGATTAGTCCTAAAATGTTGCAGACCTATGAAGATGCTTTCTATAAGGATCTTCTAGATGCTGACGGTAACATTAACCTTGAAAGTGATCTTTACTTTAAATCTACTATTAAAGAGGCTACGCTTACTCAAGATTTAAGTGGGTTTGCTAAGGGTCTTGAAACAACTTTTAACCAGTTCCCATTTGCTAAACCTTTCTTCCTGTTTGCTCGTACCGGTGTTAACGGTCTAAACTTTAGTTATAAATCCAGCCCCTTGCTTGGATTGTTGCATAAGAATAGCGTTGATATCCTTCGTGCATCTGAAGACGATTTAGCCGCTGTTGCTCAATACGGCATTAACAATGCTACTGATCTTGCTAATGCTAAAGCTTTAATTGCTGGTCGCCAAGCTATTGGTGGTTCTATTGTCACCATGGCAGGTATGCATTACATGAATGGTGGTTTGACTGGTAATGGTCCACAAGATCGTCGCCTTCGGAAACTTTGGATGGATACTGGCTGGCAACCGCGTAGCATTAAAATTGGTAACGTGTGGGTTGGTTATGATACCTTTGAACCCTTTAATACAATTCTTGCATCTATTGCTGACATTGGCGACAACATGAAGCTGATGGGACCGCAGTGGGCAGAACAGAACCTTGGTACTGTTATGCTTGCCACAATGGGTGCTGCTACTAGTAAATCGTTCCTTCAGGGTCTTGGTCAGTTTGTTGACCTGTTTGCAGGTGAACCATATCAACTCCAAAAGATTGCTGGTAACCTTGCTAACAACACTGTACCTTTGGCTGGTCTCCGTAATGAATTGGGTAAGATTCTTAGCCCTTACATGCGTGAGATCAACGGTAGTATCACTGAAAGTCTTCGTAACCGAAACCTCAGCACTGAACAAGGTAGCTGGGCATTGCCTATTAAATATGACATGTTGAACGGTAAACCAATCCGTGATTGGAATTTCTTTGAACGGATGTGGAATGCCCTTAGTCCTGTTAATCTACAAATGGTTGATAGTCCTGGACGTAACCTTTTGTGGAATAGTAACTATGATCTTCGTCCAGTGAGCTACAGTTCACCTGATGGTATTGATCTTGCTGATCACCCTCATATTCGTTCTTGGTTCCAAGAGGAAATGGGTCGCTTGAATATGGAAGCTGAGCTAGATAAACTGGCTAAGCGTAAAGATGTTCAAGCCTCTGTACAACGGATGAATGACGATCTTCGTAACGGTAAACGTGAGCTTGATCCTATGAAAGCTTACATGCACAATGATCTTATTAACCAAAGATTCCAGAGTGCACGTAAACAGGCTTGGGCTAATGTCCGTAAGAAGTATCCGACTGAAACTGGTTTACTTTATGAAGAGCGTAGGCAACAACGTGTTGATGTTTACAAAACTCTTCGTGAAACTCAAGGCAGACTTGTGCCTGGTGCTTAATCCACCCATTCCCATTAATTACTTAGCGTAATGGCTGTAAATCCTGAAATTTATCCGGCGTGGAGAAGCGACAATCTCTACAACATTACATTTGAATACCTTGACGAAACCGACATTAAGGTGACGGTGGATGGGACTCTGTATTATGATGCAAACGATCCTGATACAAGTCCATCAGAAACTAATCTTTATACTTTTGCCAACGCTACTACGATTACCTTTGATGCTGGCTCTACCCCTACCAGCAGTCAAGAAATTCGTATTTATCGGGACACAAACGTTGATGCACTGAAGAGTACGTTCTTTGCTGGCTCTTCTATCCGTGCTCAAGATCTAAATAAAAACTTTGAGCAGAACAACTTTGCTGTTCAAGAAATTAAAGCTTATACTTGGGACAATGAAACTGCTACGATCCATAGTGACGAAACGTGGGTAAGCTCTGATACTCAGATTGCCACTACCAAAGCTATGGATCAGCGGTTCCTTGATGAAGCGGCTGAGACTATTCTTAGCACTGAAACTTGGGTCAGTGATGATGATCACGTTGCCAGCACTGCTGCGATTGATGCACGTTTCCAAGATGAGCTAAGTGAAACTATCACATCTTCGGAGACTTGGCCAAACAATGACGATACTATTGCCACGACTGCGGCGATTGATGACCGCATTGACCTTGCTATTACTAATGATATTGGTACCGATGGTACTGGTATCACCATAACTGACGATGGCGACGGCACTATTACTCTTGGTCTTGGGTCTGGTTCTATTGATCTCGATAGAATAAAAGATGCTGACATTGTTACGTCGGCAGAAGCCAACCCTAATAACGACACTACGATTGCTACTACGGCTAAGATCGACGACATGATCGACGCCGCTATCACGGATGACATCCTTGTTGATAGCACTGGTCTAAGCAAAACTACTCTTGGTGGTCAAACTACTTTGGGTATTGCTGCAGGTTCCGTCGATCTTGACCGCATTAAAGCTGGTGATATCATCAACCTTGCTGAGCAAGATGCAGGTTCTCCTGCTCCGGCTGATACCAGCATCTTCACTTCTAGTGCTGCTGCTAAGCGTTTTGATACCCTTGTTCAGCTGGCTACGCCTTCTGGTAGTGACTATCAGGTAGGTAAGACCTGGCTCCAAAATGATGACGATCTTACGTTGTCTATTTGGAATGGTTCTGGTTGGACTGCTGTTAGTTCTGGTGGTACGTTTACCGAACAACCTAGCGTTGTTTATGTGGACCAAGCCTCTGGTGATAACGCTAACACTGGTCACCGTATCAGCACCCCTAAGGCAACCATCAAAGCTGCTATTGAGCAGATCAACGCCGAAATTGACACTGAAATTACCTCTGGTGGTTCTGGTTACGTCGAAGGTTCCTACAGCACTGTCGCTTTGACTGGTGGCAATGGTACTGGTTTGACTGCTGACATCACTGTCAACGCTTCCGGTGTTGTGTCTGCTGTCACGGTTAACAGTGCTGCTACCCTTGAGGATTACAGCATTGGTGACGTTCTGTCTGCCAGTAATACTGACCTTGGCGGTTCTGGTTCTGGTCTTCAAATCACTGTAACTGGTGATGGTGACGGACAGATTGTTATTGTGTCTGCTGGTGCTTACCCTGAAATTGCACCTATCCAAATCAAGCGCCGTAACGTTTCGATCATTGGTCAGTCGCTGCGTAGCTGCATTGTGCATCCTACCTCTGCAACTGAAACCAATACTCTGTTTGAACTAAACAGTGGTTCATACATCTCTAACCTGACACTTACTGGTGTTAAGGCTGGTACGGGTACTGGTAACACTCTTGACGCTACCCTGCCTACAACTCAAGGTTGGAACTTTGCATTCTATGAGGATGCATTTATTACCAAATCTCCGTACATCCAGAACTGTACTAACTTCTCGGATAGTGAGATTGAAAACGATCCAGCAAGTGCTAATTACCTGATTCATAACCCTGCTGGTGGTCAAGCTGGTGACACTGACTCCGCTCCTACTGGTGGTGGTCTGCTTGTCAACGGTGCTACGCCGCACGACGATAGTCCCCTGCGGTCTATGGTGGCTGATAGCTACACCCACGTTGCACTGAATGGTCCTGGTATCCTTGTTGTTAACAACGGTTACACCCAGATTACCAGTAGCTATGCATTCTTCAACAAGTATCACATTAAGTGTCTGACTGGTGGTCAGGCTAACCTGGCTGCTTCTACCACTGACTTTGGTAATCAGGCGTTGGTTGCTGATGGTCAATCTACGACTAATATCTTCACTTCAACCGTTAATGGTGATTTTCTGTCTGGTGTAGACACATTTACTATTAACGCTCCTAGTGCTGATGCATCTTGGCATGGTACTACCACTCGTCCACAGTCCAATATGTTGGTTACTGTGAACAGTGTTACTTATCCTATTCTGTCTGCTGTTGCAAATGGAAGTGGATGGGATGTGGAAATCAGCCGTCCTGATCCTACTGACCGTAGCAACAACCTTGGTCTTAATGGTGGTATTTCGGATGGTGATCCTGTCCAGTTCTTCCTCCGTTCCCAGATCGCTTCTAGCGGTCACACGATGGAGTACGTTGGTTCTGGTACTAACTACACCGCACTGCCTGAAAACGGTGGTGTGCCGATTGAAGCTAATCAAGTCGTTGAATCTAATAACGGTAAGATTTGGACTGCTACTACCGATCACAACGGTAAGTTCAAAGTTGGTGACTTCTTTGAAGTAGATCAACAACTCGGTTTTGTTACCATTCCTGAAGGTTCTATTGCCTTTAACTTGCTGTCGGATCAATCACCTCAACTTGGAGCGGACCTTGACGTAAACGGTAACACGATTACTGGTCTTCCTACAACCCCTGCCGCTGCAAGCGAAGCAACGTCTAAGGCGTATGTAGATGCTCAGGTAGCCGCTGCAACAAGTGATGTTGTCGATGATACGACTCCTCAACTTGGTGGTAACCTAGATGTAAACGGTAATGCAATCGTAAGTACATCTAACGGTAACATTGCTCTTACTCCAGATGGAACTGGAGTCATTCAACTTAATGCCACTACTAATACTGGTTCAGTTATTGTTAGTGGTACTGAGTTGCGGGTTACTGGTGGTGCTCAAATTACATCCGCTGGAAATGAATCTATTGTAATCAACCCAAGTGGTATCGGCACCGTTGACGTTAGCTCTACCCGTATTACCAGTGTTGCCGATCCTACCGGTGCACAAGACGCAGCTACTAGGAACTACGTTGACACATCTGCACTGCTGCTGAGCGGCGGTACAATGACGGGTGACATCACCTTTAACAGTGGTCAAACCATTGATGGGTATGTCCCTCAAACTGCTACCGATGGTGCTGCTAACATTCCTTCTGGTGCTGACGGTGATCGCCCAGGCACACCT